CGTCTGACTCCTCTATATCAAGAAGATCAGCAACTTGAGCATTCACTGCACCGTCATACTCATTCGCAACACGCTTAACGTTCTTAAAGACGCCAACGCCTTGACCCTCATGTGCAACAGCAAAGCCGTAACGCTCACGAATCTTAACCTTGACAGTCTCAGTGCCTTCATCACGCCATTCAACAGTAGTAGCCTCTTCATCAACAAGATGGAAACCAACGTTACCACTTGAAAGAAGGAAGATGTCACCAGTCTCACTCTCAGGATCATAAGGACAAAGAGGTGAAACAATAATCTGGAATCCAAACGGAAAGTACGAAGGTACTTTTGGAGCAGAGGTGGCGTTCTGACTTCTTCCTTCAACAGAAGTAGCAGCACCACCAGTTCCAACACCTGAAGTACCAATTCCACGAGGATTCACAGTACGAATACCACGAGAAGGTCCACGACCACCTAGTGCGCCGTTACTCCAAGGATCTTGACTTCCTGGATCACCAGTGTACATATTGAAGATAGAGCCTCCACCATGTGCAAGCATCATAGTCTTCAGGACAGGATCCTGCAAGAAGGTGTAGTAGAATAATGGATGCATAAGTAGAGTATCAGGACTGAAGCCCTCCTCTGCCATATGAGCCATACCGCGCATCAAGTTCTCCATAGTCATGGAACCATTTGCAATAAGCTTAGGGTCGCCAGCACCATCCTCTTTAACCCCACGACCACTACAGACACCATAAAGTGAACTAGAAGGTTGAAGGTTGTCAAAAAGCGCAGTTCCAAGTTGCTTAAGGAAAGCGACAGCTTTTTGCTCCTTATGGCGAACCATTGCGTTACCCATGAGCTCAAGGTTTTTGGCCATGATATCAAAAGTACTATAACGAAGTGCCTCATCAGTGAAAGAAGCGGCGATACCACTCTTACCGATATAAGCTGTTGAAACAGCGCCACCCATTTGGAAGTTAACCTCAGGGTAAGTACCTGACTCCTGTACGTCAGCAGCATAAACTGCACCCATAGCTCCAGTAAGAATTTGAGTATTCAAACCTTTTGCTTGTACGCGACTAAATAGTGGAGTGATAACCATGCGAGGCTCTACGGGCTCACGAATGAGAATCTCCATAGACTGTTGAAGAAGAGGTGAGATTTCAGAAGATGAAATTGCGTCACGGTTCTTAGGAGAGATTACATTAACAAACTCATTCCAAGTTACCATCTCTTCCGTGTCAGGAAGAGCGCCTCTGTTAGAAATCATATCTGCTACATAACGTGCAGCAGCCTTTTTATTATTAGGAAGCTCTAAACGCGTTCCATCGGTCATTTTAAATGCCATGATAAGTTCCCTTTATTTTAATGTAATTATTGGATCTTGACGTTGATGATAGCAATTTCATCAGCAACAGTTTCGTCAGAAAGAGTGATGAGGTCGCTAAATCCCTTAGTTGCAGAACCAGGCATTTGCGCATCAGCACCAAACTCAGAACCGTTCCAACCAGTACGAACACGCTCAAGAAGACCACGAGGCTCTTTCTGGAATGCGAATACACGGCCGATAGTCCACTCATGCTGGTCTCGGAGACTTGCAAGCGCAGCCTCTATCTCCGAATCAGTTGCAGCAGCTGCAGCCATTGTAATGTCTTCAGCAGTAGCCATATCACGAACGACGAAATTGCTATTCACATCAAAGACAACAAAATCACCTGGTTTAGCTTCGCCAACAAGGTGCATCATCTTCTCACTAGCAGATACGGTTGCAGTATAATCGAAAGCTTCCAAGGCTGTAAGTGCATCTCCGTTTGCATCAACAGGTATAGCGGCATCACCTCCATCTTCGAAGAAAAGAACTCGACCAGCATCTGCATCGAGATACCAATCACCTGCTTTTGTTAGCAAGCTGATATCGTTACGCTCACGACCAGACCAAGCAACATTAGCACCAGTCTCCAACAAAGCAGGAGTGCGACTAGTGTTTCCTGCGAGCTTTGAAGTCCACTCATAAGCCATAACATTAGTCATGTCTAGGTGACTGTAACGAGTTAACGCCTTAAGTGTCGCTCCTGTAACCTTTTCATCTGCAGCGAAAATATCAGAAGCAGTTGGCTCGCACACATGAGCAACACGCATTTGAACATCAGTAAAGAACTGAATCAAATGTTGCTTCTGGTAGTTGGTGAAGTGCAGGTTAGCAGCATCATCACCAGCCCATACATACACATCATAAGCTGCAATACCTACAGGTGCTGAAATAAACTGTCGACCAACAATTTTACAATTGGCGGTTGCAGTTACGTCATTAGTGGTAACATTAAGATCGCTGATAACCCAACCCTGATCTAACACTGCCGTGCAGAAAGTTTCTGAGTCTATATTGCCAACGTCAGCCAATAACAACGGGTTTCCAGTTCGGATGTCAATGACTTTTGCATCAACGTCGCTAGCATCATAAGTGATGATGGTGTCGTCATGAGCTCCATCTGCAAGTCTCTTTAAAAGACCAGCAGGAACAACACGACCAGATGCATCAAGAGATACAACCTTACCTGAAGAGATGACGAAGAAGTCTTTTGACGCTTCGTTTTGCCAAATGGTTGGCAACCATGCTGCAGGCTTCCATTCACCTGCGGGAACTGACGCATTCATTTGAACGGTATTGTTTGGAGTGATGTTGTCCATCATATCCGTTCTAACTTTAAACGTACTTTGGAATCGACTAATAGCCATAATTATTCTCCTAAAGTTTTAATGTTAATTAAAAATTATTGGGGTTGAAGCCGCGAGGCAAATAGGTGGATTTAGAGTAAAGATAGCTACTAGCAGCATCTTTGCCATGCTCTGATAAAATACTTTTATATTCTTTAACAATCTTTCGCTCAAAAGAACCAAGAGAAGACAAGGTGTCCTGTTTGTTAACACTTGCATCTTCGTTCACATGTTCAGATGGACTACTGACTTGATTCATATTTGATAATACCTTGTCTGTTAGTGAAAATGTTTTTTCACTTCTATCCTCTAGATTTAATTCATCTTGAGTTGTATTTTCAACTGTATCTTCATTTTTTTCACAATTAATATTTAAATCTTCAACATTATCTTCTGAAACTTTTTTATTTGCTTCAATAAATTCTACAACAACCCTAAATTTTTCTTCTAGGGTTTTGTACATTTTTTGCAAATCATTTAATTCAGATTTTAAAGCAGTAACTTCAGAATCACATCCCAGTGCCGTAGCCTTTTCATCTATCAATGATATTGCTTTAGCTTTAATAGTATCAGAAACCTTAGACTCATTTATTAAAGTTTTTGCATTATCAACATAGGCGCAATTTGGAATTGGAAAAGTTCTTTCTGGACCGCAAAACACGGTATCCGAAAGGGCATTTCGCTCGTCTTCGCTTAATGCATTTCCTGCTTGCATCATTACAGCTTGTAAAGCAAGATCTAAAATATTCCAGTCAATACTTAGTGAATCTGCATCTTCAGTTTCATCTGCATCTGGATCGTCTTGCTCTTCAGGCTCATCTTTGATTGAAAGAAGATCTGTCTCAACCACTGGCTCTTCATCCAAGTGGGCGGTATCAACAGGCTCTTCAGCTAGTTTGTCTTTCTCCATACTCATGTCATCTTCCCTTTGTGTTGGAGGTTTGTTTGAATTCTTTTCACCATCATAAACTATTTGAATGGTTATTGGTTTAGACTCATAGGATCCCTCAAAATAAGTGACTCCAGTTGCATGTAGCTCCTTCATTGTAGCTTCATCCAACAATATCTGGTGATCATAATCTCGATCTTGAATTTTTAATAAATCAAATTCATAGTTAGAGTCACTCATTATGATTTCTTCTGTATAGGAAAGGTATTCCCCAGAAGTATCTTCAGTGATTTTCATTGCAGAAGCATCAAGCATTTCCATAGCAACAATTTGAGACAGATCATCTGCGGGAGTATTTACTACAGAGCCCTCTAGTACAATAAAGTCCCCCGTAATAAACACACAGGTTTCATCATCGTAAGTCTTTCCATGCCTATGCTCACACATGCCATCGCTGACCCAGTCCTGATCACAAATAGAACATATATGTCTGTCTGTAGTGGACCCTGCACTGAAGGTTAAATACCTTCCATCGAGGAATTTCTTAATGGCCTCCTCGTCAGTTATATTTGCTTTCACGCGCATTCGACCCAAACCAGGCCACTCTTTATTGTCAAGTAATTCTAAATCTTTCAATGTTTTGTAAATCTTTTGTGGATCGTCTTCTGTAAAGGCATTATGAACATCTAGCATGGATTTATTAGAATTCAAAAAGATTGCAGCCTCCTCGTTCAGACTTTGCCATTCCCCGCCAATAAACCTTCCAATTGGCTCTCCATTTTGATCATGATGCCTTAGTATTGGCTTGGGGTACGGGTTTGTAAGAGAGTCGATTCCCTTCTGCTGCCCCTTGGTGGAATAAATACGATTATTGATTTTACGACCAGAGTGAGACAAGTCATAAGTAATTACTAATCCCTTCTTTTTGTGTTCAATGTTAGACAAAAGATTATCTATAAGTGTTATTTTGCTTCCTTTGTCTAAAGAAAGAATTCTTTTGTCGGGATTGATTTGAATAAAATCGTTATATTTAATAAGTTTGCTCATTTTGCCCCCTCGGGTATCAAATGTATCTTAATATATTTGTATTAGTAATTTTCAAGCGTTTTTAAGATATCAGCCATATTATTACTATTTTTTATTCTTTCGAATAAACTAAAATCTTGTTTACTTAGTTTAGGGGCAGATCTTTCACCATGCTGATTAGCTGGCTTAGAAATATTATTCGATGTATTTAATTCGCTTGAACGTTTCGCAACTTCTTGTTGTTGAGATATAAGTCTTTGTTGCGAAATTTCTGCATGTAACTGAACTTTATCTTCCTCTGTTAAGGGCCTCTCACCAAGTTTTGTTCTTGCTTCAGTCTCACTTATCAAGTTGTTCAACCATAGCTGTATTATTTGATTTTCTATTTTAATTTTCTCTTCTTTATCCACTGCACCAAATTTTATGTAAACCATTCTTTCGCTATCAAATAGTGCCTCTTCATACCCTCCCTCACAAAGTAATTCTGAAATTACATAAGTCTCAATAAAAGTTTTTATATTTTTTTGCAAAGCCTCTACGTCTTGTATAGCTATCTTTGATAACGCATTTGCTGTGCTTCTATTTGCGGTATCACCTTCTCCCATATCCATAGCAGAGACACCCAAGCCTGCATAAACTCGCTTTTTAAAATAATCTATGTATTCTTGAATTTTTAAAGCTTTTCCTTCTGATCCAATAGCATCGATTTTATGTCTGTGGTCTGAAACAAAAATCCCACCTGATGGCATATACTCTATTGTGTTGCGAACTAGATCAGATTCTTTGATGCCATCAGGCCCATACCTTTCTGGCATTAAGTCGTTTCCTACCTTATAATGATATAATGGATTTAAGTTGGCATCAATCATTTCTTCTATATTTTCTTCAAGCCGTCTCAAAAGAGCGATGTCTTCTAGTACTGGTAACAGTTCAGGAGTTCCCATTGTAAATCCAGCTTTTCTATTAGTATAGAAATGAATAATGTCATTAGGTGAGAACTCCTTGGTCTCTGAACTGACTGCTTGCTTTTGTAAAACTTTTTTTATCTCACCATTCTTTTTTACTTTAAACCATAAAGTTTCAAATGGAAGTATAAAGTAACCAGCAACAGGTTCTATAGACTTACCTTTTTTTGTTAATACATTTCCTGTTGAAGCATCACTGTTTCGACTTTTGACCCACGCGCAATTTGAATATCTAATTAAATCATGCGCCAGATCTGTCATTAATAAATTAAAAGGTACACCAGAAACAGTCTCTATTTCTTTTATTCTTCTTTTTATATAACTTACTGTCTCTTTGTCGTTGCCAACAAATTCCCAACCAGCCAACACAAATCTTTGAACTTTCTTTTGTATCGCTTTAAATAAGAAAGCATCTGTATCCTGCGCTATCTGTATTTCAGTTAAATCATATTCTGGCTTGAACCAAGACCCTCTATGCCTGCTTGCATAAGATATAGCCCTACCAGAAACTTTCTTAACTTTAACACCAGAAAGGTTTACTCCAGGAATTGGGACATTTCGATCTTTATTAGAGATTACACTTAATATTGCTTCAAAATCATTTGCTTTCATAGCTCTACCTCAAGTCAGCTTTCACAGTCTGTGTGATTTTTAAATTATTATACCCTAACTTGTTTCTGGGGTTTTTACTATCGGTAAGCCTAGGTATTAAATTGAGAGCATTTTCCAGTTCGGATATTGGCGTTTCAATATAATTCACATTCTCCCCAATAGACATAAAAGCAAGCCCCTCAACAAGTTCCGACTCAGGACGTATATTTATCCAATAAACATTCTTAATAGTATCAAGATTCTTGAAGTATTTCGCTTCGCCTTTATTCAGCAGTCTTATATCAATCGAACAAATATAAATCATGCAATTTGGCTTGCGCTCTGCTGATTGCTTTTTTATCCAGCCCTTAATCTTTCCCAAACTTTGCTGCAAGTTACGAGTTCCATAGTAAGGCTCAACACCCCCAGCCCAAGTTTCAGGAAGAACTTCATCGAGCTTCAAACCGCTTCCACCGAAATAAGTACTCTTCACTGTGCCCACATCAAAAGTCTTGGTGGATAAACCTACCGAATGATGCTTTAAGAACTCCTTGCAAAACGTCTTGCCTTCTTCAGCGTAGAATATCTCTAGGAACTCTAGAAAAGAAAACCCCTCTTCACTATCGTTTTCTTCAAATATAGTTTCAAGACTTTCGTCTAAGTTTCCTGTTTCAATTAAACTTCGAAATAATTCCTGAAATGACGAATTTATAGCGATCAACTTTTTATGCAAAAAGGCTAACGCTAGATAACCAAATGAATAACCCCTTCCGATAATATGTTCCTTAGCATATTGTTGATCCACATAAGAGTCAATGAGAACATTCATCTCTTCTGACGAATAATCTATCTTGAGTTCCGAAAATCCATATTCGTCAACGTCGTAGACATCTGGCAACAGCAGTAAGAAATTTCTAATTACACCCCCACCAGAAAATAGATTGGCGGAGGCTTCAAAAAACCAAAGATGGTTTTCGGTCGTGTCACTTAGCTCACCCCCAACACTACCAAAAAAATTTTCAGTAAAATGGAAAATAGTATCATTCCAATATTGATAAACATGAAACAGTTCATGCGCCAAAGTCATCCATCCACGACTACGTTTGTACCATTTTGCATGAAATGCTTTTACGTTCGTTAAGTCAATTTTGAGAAGCAACTCCCTACCAGCAAAAATAGGGTTCGCAGATACATATGCATTGGGAGAAGATCCTGTAGAGCCCCTTATATCTACTCCGGTAGATATAAAAACTTTTCTTTCGCTGTCTGCTTGTGGAAGATTCCACCCATCTCTTTCATCTATTAAGGATAAGTTGGGCATCCAATTTAAAAGCATGGAAGAGTACAAAGATTGCCTGTCTGCTAGAACCTGATCAGTGTACCCGTGCACGATATGATATATTAGTTTATAATTATTAATTTTTTGATGTATAAAAAGAATCCCCTCAGTACTGTCAGCATTTTGATTGTCAGTAAAAAAATCTGCCTCACGTATGTGCGTGGTGTTCTTTCCAGGATGGATAAACAAATGAATCAAATTGGGCCTCCACCAATTTATTAGCGCACCTCTTATTTCTTCTCTCCAAATACCATCTTGAGAATTAATTTGCGTAAGATCATCTTCAAAAAATAAAACATACTTAGCTAATTCTTTTTTCGGTGATTGAGAACTTGTTGCTTTTAAACTCATTTTCTAAAAGCCTTCCATGGTTACTTCAGAGCTATAATCATCGTAATAAACTATAGCCCAATTTGGCCTGACACTATTAGGCTTCATTGCGCCACACTAACCCAAAGAATTACTCCAGAAAGAGTTCCCACCATTACTGTAACAGCATCATCTAATTCGTAACTAAAAGAGTTGGATCTTTCTGCATCAATCAGAAGTATATTCAAATCTAAGGGAATTTTTGCAGTTTTAAGTCCTTTTGATCGTGTAAAGTTTCCATCCCAACCACTCAATAAGTCTTCCGCAACATTTGGTATTGGAATGATTTCGCTTAGACTTTCTGCCAGCTGCAATTGGATGTGGACATCTGCTATTAATTTTGAGAAATTTTCTTCAGTTATTTTATACGCCCCACCAGTGGTGGTATTGAAGCTTCCTCCAGATTTAAATTCATCAAATCCAAATTCAGACCTAAATGCAGCTAATAATCCATCAATAGCAAATTCCACTTCATTCACTACAATGCTAGGCTCATCATGAGATTCCAAAGACTCAATAGTTCTTGATGGTGAAGTATCGCCTGGGATTTCTACTGTTCCTTGAAATTCCAAGTAAAACTCTAAAGTTATTTCTTGCGGCAATCCTGATTTTGCAGAAACAGGACGCTTTGGAAGTTTTGGTACTGGCTCTGTTGTTATTTCAACTACTTTTAATGGAACGGACTCAGACCTGCTGGGTGTGCCAGGAAATTCATAAGTTAAATACTCAACATATTTAGCATATGCTGCAGCAATGAAATCTTGATGACTTTTAGGTTGATAGGCCACTGAGTATCCCTTCATAAATATCGTCCAAATTATTTTTATTTACTTTCAGTATTGAATTTAAATCAGAACACTCATTTAAATCTATTATTCTAATATTTTCATTATCTAACGATTTGATTTTAATATAATCTTCTGGCTGTAACACTTTGCCATCATGATTTATTGTACTACTACTTCTTTCTAGCTGTATGTTTTTATCAGTTTGTTGAATAATCTTTTCAACTAAAGCCTTTTCTTTTCTTACATTCTCGCAACTCAAACCTTCCTCGAAGAACTTCAGTATTAATTTTATGAATCTAATTAAATGCGCAATTGCCATCAGGTCTCCAAGTATTTTAAACTCAGACTCTACTACCTCCCCCATGAATAGTTGCAATGCCTTTAATGTTTGCACCACTTTTGCAACTTCTTCATTTAGCCACTTTTTCGCTATTAATGCATAGCCAATTATATATTTTTCGATAAACTGAAAAGGTTCCGATTCGTTTAATGCTCTTACCCAACCCTTAGCTCTATAATCGATTAAGTCTTTTGGTTGGCGATATTCATTTTTAATATCTACGCCATACTTTGCAAAAGCATAATCCAAGGCACTCCAGTCACTCTTCTTGACGCTAGCATCTCTTGCACTAATAAAATAGTCGCCTCCCAGCCTGGTAGCATCAAGATTCATCCTTTTGTCAGCCTTTTTAGGCTTTTTAAAATAAGGAGTAGTTATTGTTTTTGTTTCAGCTACAAAATCAAAATTAAAGAAATCTTTATTTTCCTCAATTTTTTCTTTAGCTAATGCATTTTCAATTTTTTTCTTATACTTTTCAGCAAGTTGAAAAGTGTTGCTGGTGAATGT